GTTGTCGATGATTTGGGCAATTACATCCTCTTATTAAACTACTAAAACATTATGGCAGACATCAGAATTAAAGACCTCGCTAATACGGCGACATCCGTGCCAGCAGATGCATACGAAGTGATCGACAGTGCATCGGGCGGCACAGAGAAAATCTCACGCGACAACAAGCGTCTCGATATGGCAGCTGCGTTTGTGGCAGCACCGGGAACCTACAACTTGGCCCCTCTTAGTGGTGGTGCTGTTGAGGTAGCCAAAGGTGGAACAGGTGCTGGCACAGCAGCTGGTGCACGAACAAATTTAAGCGTCAACTCCATTGACGAGGACGCACAGGCTAATGCGCTGAAGACCACGGCACCGTCGATGTATTTCAACGGGAGTTCTTCAGTGGTGACTGTTGCACACGATTCAAGATTCAATTTCACCGATGGGAGCGATGATTTGCCGTTCTCTATTTCGGCGTGGGTGAAGATGGAGGACGTTACCGACTTCCCTATTGTCGCAAAGTATCAAACGCCAAAAGAGTGGTTGTTTGACACTGGAGCCACAGGTGACTTACGGTTATTTCTGTTGACGGATTCATCCAACTCGGCTAGACGTGCAAGCTCTACCAATTTGTCTGCGTATGTTGGTCAATGGGTGCATCTCGCAGCTACATATGCGGGAACCAGTGGTGGGGTCTTTTCGTCTGCTGGAGATGGTATTACACTATTTGTCAATGGGGTCGCCGTTGAGATGGATGCTGCTATTGAGGCTGGCACATATGCGGGAATGACCAACACATCCGCTGCTGTCACAATAGGTTCGCGTTCTGGTGCAGACGCTAATGGTTCCATCCGTGGCGTCAAAATTTTCAATCGAGAACTCACATCCACAGAAATTGCCCAACTCGCCCGTGGAAATGATTTGGGATTTGCCGATGAGTGGGGTGGTGCTTTGGGGGGTGTTTACACGCAGGACGCAACTCCGAGTGGGGAGTGGAACGCCAACAGCGGAACAGATTCCGATGTTGCGGGGCCAATCAACGGGCGGTCGAATGTGCTTGGGTTTACTGTTAACAACACGTCCTCAAGCGACAAATATCTTCGTAAACTTGGTGTTTTTGAGGTAGGGAAACGCTATAGGCTCACGTTCGATTACAACATCGATGCAGCGAACGATGTTGTTGATAGCATCCGTTTATACTGCGGTGGTTTTCTCGATGATGTTTACACACCAACGGCAGGCACATGGAATACAGCGTCCATAGAGTTCGTGGCAGCGAATGCAGACCTGCGTATTTACGCATTTGACGGAACTTCTCAGACGGTGTACGACCCTGCAGGCGATGATATATTTTATATTGACGGACTAACTCTCACAGAGATAGGGACTTTGGCCGACTTCAGAGCAGAACGCTATGACACCAGCACCAACAAACTCTACTGTCTGAGCGACAATGCATTTGTCGGAACCGGAACCAGTGTCAGCCTTACTGGGCGGGAAGTTCCTGTGTATGAGACGGGAACGTGGACTCCTGTTTATACCCCCTCAAGCGGCAGTTTTACCGCACTGACAATGGATGTGACCGACGCGACGTACACTCGGGTTGGCAACCTCGTTACCGTTTCAGCCAACATTAAGACAGACAACTTGGATGTGACTGGAGCCAGTGGTAATTTACAAATATCGGGGCTTCCTTTTACAGCAAGCGGAATCGCCGCTGGCTCGACGGCGTTCACCAGCAGCTGGACAACGCACCCTGTCGCCTGTTGGGTATCAGACAATTCCACTCTGATGTTTTTAGGCAAACAAACCAGCTTAGGTGGAAGCACGACAACTGTACAGGTTTCGGACATGCAGGACGGCGCAGTCGCCAATGCAAACAATGTGTATATAACTGCCACATACCAAATTAAATAATTTAAACTATGGACCCAAAAATTACATACTTAAGAAGCCAAATCTCTGGCCTTGACGCACAGCTTGCTGCTGACAACGGCAAATCCACCATCCTCCAACTGCTCGGCAAAGCCAAAGCTCTGCTAAACGCTCGGGAGGAATTGAACGAACCAGTTAACCGTGCCAACACGGAAGTCCTGCTCATGCAGGTGTCCGGTGCGGTCGCTGCCTACAACGCTGCCAACCAAGTCACAATGGATTCGGTTGACAACATTTTGGCTGGCTTTGACGCTGCTGTTGTGCCTGCGGATGAGCCAGCACCTGCCGATGATGCTGCACCTGCCGATGAGCCTGCAATAGTCGAATAGCATATGACTGTCGAACGATCTGGCGAAAAGTTTGAGGGCTACAACAAACCCAAAAAAACTCCATCTCACCCGACTAAATCACACGCTGTGCTGGCTAAGTCGGGTGAGCAAGTCAAACTCATTCGCTTCGGCCAGCAGGGTGTGTCGGGGGCTGGGAAGTCACCAAAGACTGCAAGCGAAAAGGCGCGTCGAAAATCTTTCAAAGCTCGTCACGCGAGGAATATCTCTAAGGGAAAAATGAGTGCAGCTTACTGGGCTGACAAAGTGAAATGGTGAAGATTATGCCTAAAGTTGGATCTAAACATTATCCGTATACGAAAACAGGGAAAGCTGCTGCGAAAAAGGCTCGCGCCAAACAAAAACGCAAGGGCAAAAAGTGAACATCGATGATCTGAAGGTGGCGATGGCAACAGCTGCGGGGCTGCTGAATTGGGCTACGAACATTGACATTGTTTTGCAGCTACTGATTTCGTTTGCCTCATTAATTTACATTGTTCTCAAAATGCGGGAGCTGATCGAGAAGCGACAGAAAGGGAAGCAACAAAAATGAAGAAGATAATGGAACACTGGCAGACCTTCGCGCTGATTGCGTGTTGTGCTGCGATCATTATCGCCACCAACCTTACTGGTTGTAAATTGATGGACGCAGCTGGCGGCAAAATCTATGTGCCGGTCACTGAGACAAACATCGTCGATACTCCCACGGGGTCTTACCCTATTGTGTCAACGAATGGGTGGACACTTAATCCGAGTGTCAAAGCTGGTATCGAATTCGCGGGGGATGTTGCGCCTTTCCCGTGGGCAAACTTAGTGTCCAACACACTGATTGCCTTGCTCGGCATTGGGGCGCACTTTCGAGGGAGGTGGCAAGCTCGCAAGCTGTTGAAAGTTGCTGAGTCCGGTGTAAGTGCTGCACAAGCATTTAAACGTGGGCTGAAAGAATTGGATAACAACAAGGCGAAGGTCATCAAAGATGAGCTGATCCTTAAACAAACTGCTGACGGAACGCGCAGTTTTATCCAAAGCATCCTTTCACGCATCTAAGCGAAATTCGATTAAATTACTGTTGGATTCTTTGCCCTCAGTTTGTCCGTAATTGGACAGACTGGGGGCAATTACTTTTGCGTTCTTCGCATATGCCCTGTGGATGGCAGCTGAATTATGTCCGAGGGCGACCATAGCCAACCGTTCGGGCACACCCGATTCAAAGGCTCTCTCGGCCCATGCGTAGCGGTAGCTGTGCAGCGTCACACCGATGATCCCGAGCCTGTTGCATGCCCTTCTGAAGATGGAGGCTCGATCCTTGCTTCCGAGCTGCTGAATGGCTGGCAGAAAGTATCCTTTCTCTCGTCCTCCTGCTGCTGCTTTCAGTTGTTGCAGCAATTGCTCTGAAGCTCTGAGTGCGGCACGTTGACCTGTCTTCATTCGGTGGTATTCGATGATGTCACCTTTGAGGAACTCGATGCGAAACTCGGCAGCATCGGCCTGCGCCGCCCCTGTTTCCCACAGGATTTCCAAATAAATCTTCCACCGCCAACTGCGAAGGTTTGATTGCAACCTTCGATGTTCCTCTAACGTGATACTACGCTTACTGACATGCTTAATCTTTGGCCAATGTTTGCGGGGCAGAACAAGGTGACTACGTGCTCCGATGTCCATTGCCAATGTCTGCAATGCGGAGAGATACACCTGTGTCATCTGCCCTCCTTTTTGGATCAGTTCGAGGAAGTCGGCACCCGTGGTTTCGGAGACTGCCATGTGTTTAAGTTTATCCCATCGAGACTGTTGGAATTCAGCCAGCTTGCGTTGTTTGGTCACATCTTTGCCGTTGGCACAGTAGATGGTAATAAGGTTTTCCCATTTCATTTCACTCATAATTCATTCAGTTTTTGTGTTGCATTCATTTCGGGGCATCCGTAATCTCGCACCCATCAGCACGCTTAGCTCAGTGGTAGAGCACTGCCTTCACACGGCAGGTGTCGCAGGTTCGAACCCAACTATTTCAAACGGTTACAAAGTCAACTTATGATCAATGTTCGGCAATTCATCCGTATTAACAGTGCTGTTAACAGTCGATAGTTTTCTGTGAAACTTAACTACACACCAATCACTATTTCCCAACGTGCTTACGACTGCCTTTTGGAGCTGTCTTCTTCTTCGGGAAAGGCTCCCATCGAGGTGTTAAATTGCCTGCTTCAGTCTGACATTTGTGTTCCTTCTCGATCCAATAATTTATCAGATCAGTCTTCGAATACAGACTTGCCGCACTCAGCTGATTGAGTTTCTCAACCACATCCTCGTGCAACCAAAAAGTCTGTGACCTCTTTTTAGGATCACGCCGCTTATTTGGGTCTTTCTCACGTATCATTACAATTTGCCCTTCTCTGTTCACTCTGCTCCTGCACTCGATTATAATCAATTATAATTTTCATTGACATCGGTGTAACTACACGACAAAACAATACACATATTTACCGACAATGAGTGACACATCTTCATTAAAACAGAAAAATAAGACTGTGAAAATGCTTGCAACCAATACGGCTACGCATAAGCGGGTGAAGCGTTACGCAGCATTACACAGGCTCACAATGCAGCAAGCAATTAACCGTATCGTAAGGGAGGCATGTCGATGATTTCCGATGAACAAGTGAGAGACAACGCCGTGAAACGGTTTAACCGTGAGTTCCCTGCAAAGTTCAATGCAGGGATGCAGGAGCACAATCCCGACGGCACACACGGTCTTTTAAAGATGACTCCGCAACAACTTTTCAGAGCACTGCGCGAGGAGATTTATGATCTCTATTCCTACGCAGAATCGCTCGAATCACTTTTCCTTGCCGCTGAAGCGGAGAAGGAGATGACAACAAGAAAAACAATAGAAGAAAGATAAAAAGGAATGTTCCTATCAAATGCAGATCAACAGAAGAAAGACTTCCAACCACATCCAAAAGGCCCGTGCAAAGGAGTCTGTGTTGAAGTGATCACTCACAATAAAAAAACGGGTGAGCCTTACACCAAAGTCAATCAACAGGGTGAGATGAAGCAACAGCTCATCCTTGCGTTTCAGACTGAGAAGAAGGTGGAAGTTGAAGAGGGTGTCTTTGAACATTGTGTTCATTGGGAATGGTTCAATGTCCCTCAGACATTGCAGAACGAGAACTCGAAGATGCACAAGTTCCTTAACAATTGGGAAGTGCCCATCAAAGAATACCCAACGCAAGCGGCTTTTGAGAACGAGGTGCTCGGGCGACCTGCATACCTCGTGTTTACACACAGCAAGTCCGAAGATGGTAAGAGGGTGTTCTCTAATCTCACCAGTTGCACAGCTGTTGAAGACCCGAAGGACGCATTCGTTGCGGTTGATTACAAGCCCTACAACCAACAGGCAGTCTAAACCGACATGTTCCTCTCCGCAGACCCGCACACCAGAACCAGTCGCAATCTGACCGGAGACGAGGGTGCTCATTGGTACACAGCCGATGGGCATCCTCAACATACGGTTACAGGAAGCGATGGACAGAAGCGCAACACGACACTGAGGGATGCTCGCAAGCTCCGGTTATATCCATCTGTGAGCGCGATCACAAAAATGATCCCTAATCCATCGTTGGAACGGTGGAAGCAGGAGCAGATCATCAATGCGGCAATCGCTGCTCGGGCCAACCAGTCACTCAAAGATGACGAGTATGCCCGATACGTGATGGCTCAGTCCCGCCGTAAGATGGTGGATGCCCGCGCATTCGGTTCACTGTTTCACGAGGCTGTGGAAACCATTGCGAAGACTGGTGTTCTGTTCGACGTGAAGTTTGATCCCGTTCGTGAGCATGTGATCAGGTATCTCCAGTGGGCAAAGGACGTGAAGCTGTCGGTGCTACGCAGCGAGTTTACCGCGGTACACCACTCCGTTGGCTACGCTGGACAGGTGGACATGTTCGCTCGATGCGAAGGCAAGCAAACCCTGTTAGACTTTAAGACTCAGAACATTACAGTTCAGCAACCGACAATTGATGATGTCAATGTCTATGACAGTTGGGGCATGCAGTTGGCAGCGTATTGGAATGCTGAGTGGGATGGGAAGCCTAAGCGCATGCCGGTGATCATGTCTGTGATTATTCCGTCCGAAACAGCTTCTTACCCAATTGTTAAGGTGTGGTCTAAGGCTGAAATTGACCGGGCATGGGCAACCTTTAAGACGTGCGCCCGATTGTGGCAGCAAACGAAGGACTATTACCCCGCAAAAGAAAACAATAATCCATTCTGACTATGGGCAAAAAGGAACGAGAGAAGGGCAAGAGGGGTGAACGCATGTGGCGCGATGTGCTGCGTGCCGCTGGCTACTCGAAGGAGGGAACCTACCGCACACAGCAATACTCGGGAAAGAGCGGAGATGGGTCTTCCAGTGACGTTACGTGCCGCGAGCTACCCACACTCCATTTCGAGGTAAAGAACGTGGAGAGGCTGAATCTGTGGGCAGCATTCGCACAGGCAAGCGGTGATGCCCCGAAGGGCAAGATGCCAGTAGTTGCTCACACCAAAAACAATCACCCGTTTCTCGTTACGATGAGGGCTGAGGACTTTTTGGACATCGTTCGCAGGTCAGATTTGGTGGAGGTGAACCAATGAATCTGAGCATCCCCGACAGCATCCTTTCGGCAGACATTTCTACCACTGACAAGTTGGTTTACGGGGTCCATTTATCGAACCAACGGATGAGCAAAACGGAGATTGCGCGACTACTGAAGCTCAACCGATCAACCGTTCACAGGGCTATTTTGAACGCCCAAAAGTGTTGCACCAGTGCAACAGAGTGTTGCACCAGTGCAACAGAGTGTTGCACCCATGCAACACTTTCAGAAGAGAAACCAAAAAGTGTTGCACCCATGCAACAGAGTGTTGCACCCATGCAACACGAAACAAACAAACAAGTATATAAGAAAGAGAAGGGTGGTGTTGGACCTTCGTGGAAGGATGTGGAGAGGTTCTCATTTCAGATGAAGAGGCCCGACCTCGCTGAAGAATTCTTCGAGCACTACGAGGGTTGCGGGTGGGAGCACGATGGGCGACCTCTCGGGAACTGGCGTGCGATGTTCAGAGGGTGGTGTCGAAGGACACCTTCACCCGATGACGCACCTCCACGTCAGACCACTCCCAACGGATACCAACGACCACTCACTTTGGAGGAAGCTCGGTTCATACAGGATCAGAGCTATTGATTAGGGCAATAAACGAAACAAATAAACTGAGTGAGCACAACTTATAACATACCAAACGACAGGGCAGCAGAACTCGGCGTCATAGGAGCAGCCGTGCAGGGCAAGTTCAATGAACTCGTGGCTTTCGGGATCAACAAATCCCACTTTCACGATCTCAAATGCCGTCAGATGTGGGAGGAGATACTGAAACTGGAGTCCAAAGGCTCAGCCGTGGCCGTCGAGACGCTCTGTCACGCAGTTTCGGGGAAGGATAGGGTCAACAGTCCGACCATCCTCGATGTTAACGCAGCGGTCGATTCCTGCCCTGCAATCAGCAACTGGCTTTATTGGGCTGAGAAGTGCGAAGAGAAGCGCAGGGCACGCATCGTGCAGGAGGTGGGGTTGAAACTGGTGGAAAGCAGTGGAAGCTCCGACAATCTCGATGATCTCGTTGCCTCTGCTGAAAGCGTGGTCTTCGATCTGAATCAAACGATCAGCACTGCAACACACAACAATCGGAAGGAGTCCTTCAGACGGCTGATCGAAATGCTGGAGGACGCTCACAACGGGAAAGAGGCGGGAATTCCTACGGGGTTCCCGTCTCTCGATTCCATTCTCGGTGGCCTTCGTGGTGGACAATTCATTGTGCTGGCAGCTCGCCCTTCCGTTGGGAAGTCAGCGATTGCTGGCAACATAGCCGAGAGGCTGGCGCTGAAAGGCGTGCCGGTAGGGTTCTTCTCTTACGAGATGACACAGGATGAACTCAACCTCCGCATGCTGAGTAGTGTTTCCGATACCAATCTTACAGGGGACATTCTGAACAGAGGGTTGGATGACAACGGCAGACTGACAACAATGAGCAAAGCGTCGAGCAGTGTCGTTGATCTTTGCAAAGCACCTGTCCACATCATAGACAACCCATCACTCACCGTTAATCAGATTCGATCACACGCCCGAAGGATGGTGAAGGATCACGATGTGAAGCTCATCATCATTGATTACATACAGCTGGTGAAGCCGGGGGTGGATGACAGCAAGCGGGATAGACACCTGCAAATTGCTGCAACCACCAGTGGACTGAAGCAGCTGGCAATGGAACTCGGCATACCTGTCATTGGGCTGGCTCAGCTGAGCCGTGAAGCGGAGCGAAACGAAGGGCAGCGACCGAGGATGTCCATGCTTCGGGAGTCGGGCAGCATTGAGCAGGATGCAGACGTGATCATGTTCCTGTGGTGCAAAGACCCGAACATGTTTGACGGACCCAACGTGCTTCTGAATTTAACCATTGGAAAGAACCGTTCGGGAAGGCTCGGTGACATTGACCTCGTGCTGGTGCGGAACAAAACGCGCTTCGAGGAAGCCACTGAACCGCACCACGAGCAATGGTTGAACGTAAAGAGAGCAGAACAAGTGAAGAGAGAAGGATAATGAAAATACTACGATACCTAATTGTTGCAGCAATTGCGCTGCATGTGAACATCAATGCGTCTGAGTTGAAAGGATTGAACCAACTCATTGAAGACCTCAAAGAGCTTAGCAGTTTGCCAGCAAAGGTTGAAGCATTGGAAGCGTCCATCAAAAACTCAACCACTGACCGATACAATTCCTATCAGTTCCAACTCAAAGATAAGAACGGTGACGGTTACGTGGATGAAGAGTGGGAAGAGATCATTCAAAAGGGACAGCTGGTGCAAGCAAAGGTGTGGGTTGAGAAGGAGAAGTATTGGACCGAACGGCTCGGCACTCCTCCCGCAAACCAAACAGGGTGGTATGGCACCAGCACAATGCCAACGATACAGATTGTCTGCACGGAAGGTGAATACTTTTTCCGCAACACGGCACGGCTTCCCGGCAGGTTTCAGCTGACGTGCTTTGCCCGATGGGGATCAATGCTTCGGTTCTTTGGTAATGGCGACAAGGTGTTGAAGGATGACATTGCCTACGGTGTAGCCACCAATGCCAACGTGGGAATCTATGTCGAACCAAAGACGATTGTTGAAACTGCGAACGGAACGATGATTGTGAAGCCATTTGAACAGCGCATCGAAAAGGTGATCATCGTTGCGATGGATAACGTGCTTCCCGTTTACATTGCCGACAACGCAGACAGGTTCAGTATCAATGACTGCAATATCCAACAGCACAAGGGAGCGCAGATCGGGATTAAACACGGACCACTGTTGCAGCGCAGCACTTATCCGTTCCCGCCAACGCAGATGACAGACGGCAATGTTTACCTCGCTGACCCGAGGTTCGAGAACCTTCAAATGGAAGGTCCGCATAACGCACGCAGGCGACAAGCTGCCATATTCGCAAGCGGTAACAACATGTTGTTCATTGGTATCAACCTTTATGGCTGGAACCACGGCATCTATTGTCACGGTGGACAGAACAGGGTGGTGGCCAACTGCACAGCTCATTGGGGTATCACAGCAGATGGAAGACAGTGGACAACGAAAGACGACATTGTTCTGTTCCTTCTGTCGGTTACGCCGGGGAACACACCCGATGCAGCTGCCGGTAATGCTGGTGGGTTTAAGCAGTGGATACTTCCGAAGCGATCAATGGTTCCGTCAGCTGGTGGCTGGCATAATGCAGGTGAATACTGTTTGTAATAAAAACATGCACACCTACAAAGCAACAATTATACGTGTGATCGACGGCGATACTGTCGTGGTGGACATTGACCTCGGGTTCAACGTGGTACTACGCGACCAGCACGTAAGGCTCGCTGGCATTGACGCACCGGAAACAAGGACACACGACAAAGAAGAGAAGGTGCGTGGGCTTGCTGCGAAGGCGAGGTTGAAAGCATTGCTTCCAGTTGGAGGCAGCAGGATACTCGAATCCCGTGAGTTCAATGGTTCACGTGGAAAATACGGACGCATCATTGGAGACTTCTCTGTGAGCGATCAACCAACTGGTAGAACTGTTACCGAGATAATGAAAGCCGAAGGGCATGTGAAATAGATTATGGCTACAAGTACATTCAAAGATGTGTGCCCCGATACGGAGCTGGTTAAGTATGTGACATCTATCGAGAAAGACGGACTGTCAGCGACACGCGATCACCAAAGCAATCATTGGGCACAGACTGTTGCCATCGGCTTAATGGTTCGTATGAGGGAGATGGAAGCTACGATTAAAAGCATGCAGAGTGAAATCGAAAAACTTTCAAACCAATGAGCAAGGCGAAAGAAACATTGAAGTGTTGCGGTGGGTGCGGGGAGAATAAACCCGCTGAAAACTTCTCCCGCAACAGACTAGCCAAAGACGGAAGGCAATGGCACTGCAAGCAGTGCATGAGTGATCACGGTAAGGTTCGCAAGCGCGGCATCAAAGA